ACTATTTATACGCAATAACTATGACAATCCAAATCACATTTCAATAATTGATAGCCAAATGTCATACGGAGCAATTTGCATCCGTTGCGCGGGGATGATGGGAGGGAAAATTATGGATCAAGCAGTATCCTGGAAGGCCAGCAAATGCGATTGCTGCGACATTAAAGAACAAGTAACACAACCTAAAAACTTTATTTGGAGGACATAATGCAAATAGTTGACATGCTTATGATCGTTTGTGTTATTGTGTTTCTTGTTGTTGCTTTATTCCTAACTATCAAGCGAGTTTCTGACAATGACCGAGTTACCCGAATCCTGGCCGTTCCCAAGGCCGGAAAGCCTGTCAAGGGCAAGCGAAACTACACAAAGAGAAGCACCTATTGGAGTGGTGAGCGCAAGAAAAAGGCCAACAAGAAAGCCTAAAGCAGCAATCAATCTTAACTATGAGAGGGCAATGCTATGAGCGACTTTACACCTGAAGTCAGAAACAAAGCACTGTGGTCTGGTGATGCACGCCGGTTCGTAGAAGGCAAAGGCGGCGAGGTTTACGCTGAGAAGCTAGGGTTGAAGGGCATGGATGACCTGAGCGACGTTGAGGCGGTGCAGATGGGTCTGGTTATGCAGGAACCAATCATGCGCGAATATGCCCGTCGCAATCAGATTGAGTTTAAGGATGCCGACTATGCGCTATACCACCCGCGAGAGTCTTTCCTTGCAAGCCACTTTGATTACATCAGTGCAGACGGTAAGACGCTGTATGAGGTCAAGAACCTGGGCGTTCACCAACGTAAGAAGTATGGTGACAATGGCACTGACCAGATCGACATTGGCTACCGCGTCCAGTGCCTACACGAAGCGACTGTGCATCAGATCGAGGCCGTGGTGCTGGTGGTCTGCTTTGGTGGGCAGGAGATTGTAGGCTACCCGCAGACGTTCAGCCCCGACATGATGGGCATTCATATCAAGGAAATGGCTGAGTTTTGGGGCCGCATCCAGGCCCGTAGCTTCGACCCTGAAACGATGGGTGATGCTGCCCGTCTGGTATATCGGCAGGACAATGGCACCAACCTGGTTGCTACCCAAGACTTAGAGCATGACTGTCTGCGGCTGGCAGCAATCAAGGCCAATATAACGACACTGGAGAAGGATGAGGCTACCCTGCAAAAGCGAATTCAGGGCTATATGATGGAGTCAGGGCAGTTGGTCAGCGTTGATGGCACTGTGCTGGCTACCTGGAAAACATCTAAATCAAGTAAAAGGTTTTCGCAGGAGTTGTTTAAGAACGCAATGCCAGATATATTTGATAAGTTCGTAGTCGAGCAGCAAGGTAGTCGTAGGTTTTTAGTTAAGTAGTTATCCGATTCCTAATTAAGAGAGGCTATCATGGAAAATGTTGTATCCATTGCGCCGCAAGGCGCAGTCCTAGACCCTAAGATTCAAGATTCAATCGTCCTACGCGGCGATCTGTCCGGCCTGTCAGAAGGTCAGAAGCGTGACTATTACCTGTATCGCTGCAAGCAGGTAGGTCTTGACCCTGCTGCCAAGCCGTTTGACCTGCTAACCCTGAACGGGAAGCAGATACTCTACGCCAACGCAGGGGCTACACAACAGCTTTGCAGCATCCATAAGCTGTCCACGCAGATCACGCACAGGGAGCGCGTAGATGGTATCTACGTTGTATCCGTACGCTGTACTGGTGCCGACGGTAGGGTGAGTGAGAACCAGGGCGCTGTAGACGTTTCTAGCCTGTCTGGTGAGCGTTTGGCTAATGCTTATCTCAAGGCTACAACCAAGGCTATCCGCCGTTCCGTGCTGGCCCACTGCGGTCTTGGCATGATGGATGAGATGGAGGTCGAGACAATCCCCGAAGCAAGGCGCACCCCGATGGTCGCCCTTGAGGAAACCAAGCCTACCCAAGCACCTGCTGGCATTGTGTTCATGGTGCCTGGTGCAAAGGATGCCTACGCCAAGTATGCCAACAACGAGGAATGGGTTGCTGGCTATCTGGATATGGCTGGCAAGATTGGCGGTAGCAAGAAGTTCTCTGCCGCCGAGAAAGAAGCAAAGCTCAATGCTCTGGCGGAAGTCAACAGTTTCATCGCGGAGACAATCTCTGCGGAAAGTAAGGTGCTGTTTGAGGTTCTGGAGCGCGGTATTGCCAAAGTTATGGCTGACATTAAGGGGGCTGGTGATGAGCCAAAACAATGAAATACTCTCTTACATGGCAAAAGGCAGATCAATAACGCCAATGGATGCGCTAAAGAAGTTTGGCTGTTTCCGGCTGGCATCCAGGATCAATGAATTACGCAATGATGGTCACAAGATTCACAAGATCATGAAAGAGCGTAACGGCAAACGGTTTGCATCCTACTATCTGATTGAGAGGGCAAAATGAAACTCAGGACTTTTAATATCCATTGGAATAAATATACAAATACTTACACTGGCACAGTATGTGTTGGCAATGAACTTGCCAGTCTTGATGTTACGTTGTCTATTGGCGATGCTCAGAAGATAGCCGACACTATTTCAGAGAAAATCAAAGAACTTGTTGGCGAATCTGTCAGCACTATTACCGACGAAATGAGGGCATGATTATGGAACGAAAAGAAGGCACTGGAGTATTGTTGACCAACCAGCGGAAGAAAGGTGCCGGGCCGGACTGGAAGGGAGAAATGAAGGTAGAGCGAGCCTATGCTGCCGGCGAAACAATCAAGCTGGCAGGATGGACTAAGGAATCAAGCGTTGGCGTATTGATTAGCCTGAAAGAAGATAACTGGAGGCCGACGCAGGAGAACAACGGCAACGTCAATCCTATCCCTGCCAAACGGATGGATGACGAAGATGTGCCTTTTTAATGTCTAAGCTATCCAGGCAGCGCGGAGCAAGCTACGAGCGAGAGATTGCCGCCGAAGTCTTTGAGGTCACAGGCCACAAGGTTAGGCGCAATCTCAACCAGTATCAGGTCAAGGATGAAGGCGACCTTATTCTTGGGCAGTTCCTGATCGAGTGTAAGCGCAGGCGGAAGATAGCGGTCTATGAATGGATGGAGCAGGCAGAGCGTTCAAGCAATCCAAGCCAGACGCCCGTGGTTGTCATGCGGGCTGATGGTGAAAAGTCTTTAGCAGTAATGCGCTGGCCTGATCTGCTGAAGTTGTTAAATGGAGAGTTGCCCCCGCAGTCGCAAGTGGAATCTGGCGCAATGCCAGATAGTTAGGACGTTGACGGGGCGCACGTTTGCGACACGCCCCACCTACAATAGAGGACGGCATAAATAATGCTTAATATTATTTCACTAGGCGCAGGAGTGCAGTCAAGCACAATGGCATTGATGGCCGCAAAGGGTGAAATAGGCCCAATGCCTGATTATGCAATTTTTGCCGATACGCAATGGGAGCCGAAGCACGTATACACCTGGCTTGATTGGCTAGAAAAACAACTGCCATTCCCGGTAAAAAGAGTAACTAAAGGAAGTTTGCGAGAAGATGCTATTAGAAAGCAAAATAGCACTGGAGGTAGATTTGCTTCTATTCCCTGGCATATTACTATGCCGGACGGCAAAGGCGCGATGGGGCGTAGACAATGCACCGCAGAATACAAAATCGGCCCACTAATTAAGGAGCAAAGAAGGTTGCTTGGTTATGCTCCTAGAAAAAGAATTCCTCCAAATTCTTGCAATGTTTGGATTGGCATTTCTACAGACGAAGCATCTAGGATGAAGCCGAGCAGGGAGAAATGGTCTGTTAATAGATGGCCTCTTATTGAATTAGGAATGTCTAGGCATGATTGTTTGCGCTGGATGGAAAAAAACGGATACCCAACTCCTCCAAAATCATCATGTATAGGTTGCCCATTTCATTCAGATACAGAATGGCGCTTAATAAAAGCGGATGAAGAATCTTGGAAAGATGCGGTAGAAATTGACAAAATAATCCGTCATCCAGCAAGGGGGATGCGAGGCGCGCAGTTTATGCACAGATCAAGGGTTCCGCTTGATGAAGTAGATTTTTCTACCGCTGAAGATATGGGGCAAATTGATATGTTTAACATGGAATGCGAAGGAATGTGCGGGGTTTAATATGGCTAAAATCTTTATCGCAACACCGATGTATGGAGGCCAATGCACGGGGGTTTATGTTCAATCCCTGCTTGGTCTTGTTGGAGCATTGACGCAGAACGGGCATCAAACTATCTGTAATTTCATGTTCAATGAAAGTCTTATCCAGCGTGCAAGGAACAACCTGGCTTACCAGTTTTTGAAGGGTGATGCTGATTACCTGTTCTGGATCGACGCTGATATTAGGTTCCGGCCAGAGGACGTTATCAAGATGCTGGAAGCAGACGTTGATTTGATTGGTGGCCTGTATCCCAAGAAGGAAATCAACTGGCCTTCGGTCAAGGATGCTATAGCTAAGGGCAAGGATAACCTGCAAAACTTTACCGGCAGCTTTGTAGTAAACACCGTTGGCTTTAGAGACAATATTATTGTTCCAGTAGATAAGCCGCTGGAAGTCTACGCCGTTGGAACAGGGTTCATGCTGATCAAGAGAAAGGTGCTTGAGGAAATGCGTGAATATACTGACCAGTATTCCAATGACATGAGCCACATGCCAGCAGGGGAGAAGATATATAACTTCTTCCAGGTTCCGGTATGCCCTGAAACCAATCGTTTGCTGTCAGAGGATTACTTCTTCTGCAAGCATTACCGGGATCATGGCGGCAAAGTCTATGCGGCCCCTTGGTGCCAGCTTGGTCACATGGGAAGCTATCTGTTTGAGGGGCAGCTAGTATCGACGGAGGAGCCTTGCAATGTGTGACGGTGCAGATTGGCAGCAGCAGGCGCAGTTACAGGAAGAGCGCCAGCAAGACCTTATGGAGATTCTGGAGCGCGTAAGGGCTGGCACTACCACCCAAGAGGATGCAAGCATCCTGGCCGCAGAGCTAGGAATCGTGGCATAAAAAAACCCCGGCACACAGCCGGGGCAAAGGACGCGAGGGGAGATTCTCGCGGGAGGACACCTAGCGTTTCTTGGCGGTTCTGGCAGATTGTCTGAATGCCTTGGCAGTGGGCGCACCCTTGCTGCCAGGCTTTCGCATACGTTCCCCGCTGCCAGAGGCGATCCTGGCGCGTTTAGCGTTGATGTTGCTATAGAGTCCGGGTTTCATCGGCAGTTCCACCTTCTCAGTGATGCTTTAGCTCTTGACGCTGGCCCCTTGGCCTTTCTGACAACACCAGCCATACGAGCGCAGAAACTAGCCTTACGGCCAGCATCCTTCTTAGTCTTGGGATTTGGCGCGGGAGCCTTCAGATCGCTGCCTGTGGCCCTGTTCATCTTTGCCCTACCCTTGGCAGTCAAACCGGCCCCACGGCTTACTGGCAGCTTTTCGCCGCGCCCTATGGATAGGCTTACAGACTTCTTAGGCATAGGGTCTGGTTCCTTGCTTATCAATAATCAGCTTGGAGTTCCTCGGTTGCGCTCCAGGCAGGCTAGGCACTGAGATATGCGTCCACGCATCGAACTCAAGGATGATCTGGTCAAACGGGATTTTGGCCGCAATGCAGGCTTCTACTACTTCACGGGGTTTCATGCCAGGAACCCTAATGTCAGCAGCGCAGCCTAGCCGGTGCTGGCTGGTGTCTTTAGAACCTACCGAGTCGTTGACCTTCTTCGACCGGAACCCACTGTTGATCATCACCGGCTTGCCACCTACGGCGGCCTTCACTTGTTGCAGCAACGCAGCAAGGCGCTTCAGGTTCTCAACTTCCTGCTCGTTAGGGGTGTTGTCCCAGCCGTTACGGTCAGCAGCCTCGGAGCGGGTAAGCTCAGCGAGGGAGAAGTTAATGGTCAGTTGAGTCATTCCTTGGCCTTCTTCATGCCGATGATTTTTTCCATCGTCCTGCCACCAAAATAAAATGACATTATGACCATTCCCCAAGTTCCTAATAGCTCGACGTAGTTGTTGTTGACCTCAATATCCCATGCAGACATAAGACCAAAAGCGGTGTAAGTAATCAGGATAAACACCAGCGTCATAGGACGAATGTTTTTAGACAGCCAGCTATCACTAGCCA